TTCTTTCATTTTTCCACCTCCATTCTATAAATAAAGGAGCTCTCGCTCCTGGGACCTATGTTCGCATTCAATTCAGTCGACCTCACTCGAGTACGACATCCTTGAATGGACACTGCTCACAATCCCATCCGGGACAACGTACCTGTCGTCCTTTCGGGACAGCCTGCGGGCATGTCATTTCCTTTTCTTCCTACGTCGAGGAGCTTGTGACAGCAGTACCCTCGACCACAAAGGAAAAAAAAGAGGTTATATTGGATGCTGTGCAAGGAATCTGGCACACACCTTGTGGGAAAGAAGTTCGTTTTCTATCGCTCGATATCCTAATGTAGCAGCAATTGTTGCAATGGATATTCTGATCTTGCCAAGGCATAGATCGTTTATCCGTAGGATTTTATTGTCGTATTCATTCTCTTCGTCAGTAAATCCGTAGCACACGCTAGTTCCGAACTTCGGTCGTCCAACTATCGGAGTCACAAACACATTGTGCAACACAGTGGTTCTCATCCTTAGAGTTGTTCTACTAATCTGTTCACTAGACAATATGGGTTATCACAAGTCCAACAGGGCTCATAATAACCATCCAGTAGGTTCTCTCGGCATTCGTGTTCCTCGTTCATTGCTTCTGCTATTGCTTGTATCCTTTCCTCTATTCTACTTACTACCTGCATGTTTCTCACTTCCGATTTCAACCCATCACAGGGTCTCATCAGGGGGTCACCCCCGATCGGATCTCTTAGCAAAGTATTGCCTATCATCTAGGTTCCGTAGGAAGTCAATTATCTCCTTCATTGGATAGTCACAGATAATCCCATGGAAGATTGTCTATGAACTCCTCTGTTATGCGTGCGGTTACTCTGGTCGTAGTCTTCAATGTATATCTATGTAGATAATAATACCTATCATACATTCCATCTATGTGTTCAAGCAATTTCTGGGTAATCATCATTGTTGTTCCTCCTTCATCCTCATCCACTCATACACGTCCTTAATCTCAAAGCACATCTTACCCATAGCATAACACTGGTCACACCAACTCTCTCCCTCAGGGGAGGTTGGGAAGCCAGGGCAGTTCAGGGGGTTAACCACAAGGTGCAATTTTGTTAGGGTTGTCATTGAGCGTAAGGTTCCGCTCTTTAATTCAGCAGCTCGTAGCTTAGTTATCATCTTTCTCAATCCTATTTATCTTTTGGGGTTAGATCAACTATCTCCAATGGTATTTTTAATTCAGAAGTCGCCATCATTATTATTGCTTGATACTGTAGTTGATTTAGCCATTTCTTATAGAAAACTATTTTATTTATTTTCTTGTTCTGTATTTGTTTTATTACTTTTTCTTTTAGCTGTCCTATCTCATTCCATTGTAGTAAATGATCATAGTATGGTATCTTTTCATTAGTTTCTAATAGTCCATATACTCCAGATAGTATTATTGTATCTTCTCTATGTATTTCATATACTTCATCTATTCTACTACTTTGATATCTTTGTATTGCTTCTATTTCTTCTTCATCCATTCTCTTCCTACCACTACAGTAGGTTACATATTTCGTTATCATCTTTCTCAATCCTCATTCTGAAACATATTTCTTATTCTTCTTTTCATTTCATTTAGTTCATTTCTATCAGCTTTTCTTAGTTTGTGTGGTTGTTTCTTTATCTTATTTATTGTTCTTATTTCTTTATCTTCTTCCAAATTCTTTCTTTCCATGTGAGGATGTTCATCAGCATGACAATCTAAGCAAAGTAATCTTAAATTGTTTTCTGTATGCCATGGTTTATCTGTTCTTACTCCATATACTTCATGATACTCTCTTTCTATTGATTTTGTTTCATCATCTTTATCTATCTGTCTTCTACTTTTGTTTCCTCGTATCCATATCCTAATTGGTATTATGTGATGTACATTCAGTTTATCACTTTCAAATTGTCTTCCGCATTCTTGACAAGTGAAGTTAAATTGTATTCTTACTGCAGTAGCTATTTCTTTCCACTCATCACCATACCATTCTCTTGCTTCTAATTCAGATTTATACATCTTCCTCAATTTTGTTTTTGTTTGTGTAACTGTTATTATTCCATTTTCATCTTCATGTTCTTTCGTCACTATAGTTGTAGGTATCCATTCAAGGTCCTTAATTGAGTCAAAGCTTCGTCTTCCGTATTCGAATTTATAATTCGTTTTCTTAGTTGTTATTACTTTTATTAGTTCTTCTTCTTCTTTCTTTATCATTTTACTTATTCTTATTTGTTGTTCATCTTTATCTTCCATACTCGTCAGTAGCCATTGTAATCCTAATCCTTTGTTGTTATTCATCATTCTTTATCCTTTTCCTTTTTCTTATTCATACTTCAAGGCGCTATATAAAGGCATTCACTAAAATCCCTTTATATAGTACCTCCATTATTATAAGGTCGTGCGTGAATATTATTTCACATTTTTAAAGTTTTCCTGTGCGTATGTATGTCTATATGATGTGTTGCTCCTCAGTGTTTTTATATTGGTTGGAGGATTTTGCTATTTGAGGTGATCGTTTGGTGCGCATTGTGCCGGTGACCCCGGATGAGGAGGAGATGCTGGAGACCTCTGGTGGCCGTCGCGGGAGGGTCGCGTGGGGCATTATCAAGGAGTTCGAAGAGTCTGGGCTGGACAAAGCCCGCATTGAGCTCGAGAGGTCCCCAGTTTCTACTGTGCAGTTGCTGAGAGCTTATATCAAGTCGCATGGACTGAACCTCCGGGTGTCCCATAGACGCGGAGAGATTTATCTTATAAAAACTGAGAACAAAGAAGCAAAGCCGCTAACTCCTGAAGTTGTTGACGAACATTGACGCGAGTGTTAGTGATTGCTGCGTGGGCCTATAATCCCTCTGAGTTTTGGGCGACGCTAAAAGCCATTAGAAAAGAGGGTTGGGAGTTTGAGGTAATCTCTACTAAGCCCGTCATTGAGGAAGAGAGGACAAGGAACGAACGCTTCAAAGTTCGCACCCTCAATGAGTTCTCTCTAGACGAGATTAAATCATACGCCGGACTAACTTTTGTCGGTGGAAATCCAAGAACTGTAGAGAAGTATTTTTATGATCCAAAGACTAGGTTAATAGTCGAAGCCTTTAATCAGCTCAGGCGCCCAATAGCTGCTGTTTGTGCAACTGTTCCCTCGATTCGACACATTGCTAAGGGCAAAAGAATAACTGCCTTTCCATCATCAAAAACATTATCACTGCTAAAACGTACTGGTGCAATAATTTCAGATAACTCTCTTGAAGTTGATGGAAATATCATAACTGCTCAGCATGAAGGAGTAATAGAGCGTATGATGGAAGAGTTAATCAAGCAGGTAAAATTGAATGAGTGAAAATATACTTTGGGTCCATTCAAAATATTCACTTACATACCTCTTACGTAACCAGCTGCTCCCCAGAATTTTTATATCCCTGTGGGATTTTAGTAACTGTGGGTGGCCGCTTTGGGTATAGAAACAACTAAACTCGCGGAGGACTGTTTTCTGTGTGTGCTCTGTTTCTATTGACCAAAAAGCGCTGCCCACAAGGTCGATTCGCATGGTGATGTCTAAATTCAAGTGGTTTTGTGGGTGTGGAGATGTTAAGATTTATATCTGTGAATATTGTGGTGAGATCTACATTAGCCCTACAGAAGCTGAGCAATGTGAGATACGCTGTAGGTTAGCTCTCGCCGAGTAATGAATCTTCTCCCTATTCCTTATCCTCAATAATTATATACTCCGTATTACATTAAACTAGGGGAGACCGGTCTGCTTTGGTCTGTAAACTAGATAATCATCCAAAAATAGCTGAGGTTGAGAGGTCTGTTAAGGAAGGAGTAATGACAATTACTGAGGCTGCCAGAGAACTAGATTCTACTTATCAGGAAACGTGGAAGCATTTTAAAGAGTGCGTTAAGGCTCCTGTGGAGAACTTAGAGTTTGAGGGATACTTGGCTATCATGCGTGAACTGATCTTAAAAATGAAAACTCGTGTTGATAGTCTTGAGAGTACGCCTACGAACGCGGTATCTGTAAAGATGTTGACCTCCTTGGTCAGAGAGATCCGAGGGCTGGTTGGTAATCTTGCGGAGCTCGAAGGCCGTTTCCAGAGAAGCCCATTGTTACAACTTACTCAGATAAATGTCAAATTCGAAAAACTCACAGCCTTTATGTTCACATCACTTTGCGACGACTGCAAACTTAAGCTCGCTAGTCAATTAGAACAGATGGAGCCCCTGAAGCTAGAAGATCATAGGTGAACGAATGGCTAATTGGTCCCAGAGAGAAATGGCACTTATCATGAAGGCCTCAGTTGATCCTGTGGTTTTCGCAACAGATCCATTTTTCCTAGGACTAGAGCTCTATCCCAAACAAATCGAAGTTCTCAAACTATTCTACGAAGGCAACTACCGAGAGCTTGTAATGCTCATAGGAAGGCAATCAGGGAAGACATTTCTCACATCAATCTTTGCGCTATATGAAGCTTTCAAATTACTAATCCTCGACGATCCTGCTGCTTATTACGGGCTTGCTCCTGGCAGCAAAATCTTCATATTATCCATTGCTGTCTCTGAAGATCAAGCACGAGATACTATCTTCGCACAAATCCAGGCAAAGTTTGTTAGAAGTCCATTCTTCAAACGTATCGAGTCCAAAATGTACTCTCTGGAAATTCGCTTTCCCGAGAAGAATGTGTTCATTTTCTGTGGTACTTCATCATCCGCGTCAATGGTTGGAAGAACTGTGAAGTTGCTGATCATCGACGAGATTGCAAAGTTTGAAGAGTCAGGAAGTAAACGAGGTGCCTGGAACGTCTATAACTCATTGGCAAGATCAACCGTGTTGTTTGGTAGAGAAGGAAAGCGAATAATGATATCTTCTCCTATGCATGAAGACGATATTATTATGCAGTTATATGAGAGAAGTCAACAGTATGACGACATGCTGGGGCTCAAGTATGCAACCTGGGAGTTTAATCCAAGAATATCCTTTGATGATCCTGACATGCGGAGAGAATTAGAAAAGGATCCTATTGCATTCTGGTGTGATTATGGTGTACAACCGTCTTCGATTACAGAGCATTACTTTGGAAACAGAGACATTTTAACAATTGAGAGAGACAGGCCAAACCTGCTGGAGAGATACTTTAACAGAGATATCAATGAAGATTCTATTGAACCGTGGACATATGTTTTGACTGGCGATCCTGCACTAAAACACGATGGGTTCGGATTGGCACTAGGACATCTAGAACTTGATGAATATTACATTGACGGACTTTGGAGATTTAAGAGCGAGCTGGGAATAGAATTAGATCCTCTGCAGATAAGAGATAACATCCTAGGGATAATTAAGACATTCAAACCAATGTATGTAGTATTTGACACTTGGAATTTCCCAGAAACTCAAGAAGAGATAAAACGACAAGGAATTCCTGTGGAGACTCATATTGTTCAAAAAGAAGAGTACGATAAAGTAAAAGAATTATATTATCAATCAAAACTTCACGTCTGCGATTACCCCTTGGTGCTTGAAGAGCTTAAAAACCTTAGGTTAATCCGCGGAAAGAAAGTAGACCACCCCAAGGGCGGGAGCAAGGACGTTGCGGATGCTCTTGCAAACTGCATCTGGGGGTTAGATCAGGCATTTGGAGCTACAATGAGACCGTTAGTTCCTGGCCTGATAGTTTAAGATACATTTGCCTCCCTCGGCGGCAGCCGGTCTCCCCAACTGATGGGAGGATGAGAAATGTCAAATAGAAGACCTGGTGTGGTAAGAAGAATACTAAATGGTGCTGGTTCATTCTTATCTAATCTTGCTAGTGGATCTAGAGTGCTCCGGGCTTCCTCTTTTGAGTTGCAATTTCCAATATTAACCCCTCTGAGGGTTATTTATAACAAAATTGTTGCTTGCTCAAATGCTAAAGAGTCCTATAGGTTACTCAAAGAAGTAGACCCCGAGTTGTCTGGTGCTGTAGATAGGATTTCAAAGATGGTTAGATCATCTTATCAAGGATTTGGTGTGCGGCCAGGAGCAGTGCTGGAAACCTCTGAGAAGGAACTCATGGAAGCTCTTAAGGAGTTTGAAGATGAGTTTAGGATAAGGGATCACTTCTATGCTATTGCTGATACCATGTTGACCTATGGAGATTCTGTGTATCATATAGCATATGAGGACGATGTGGGGTTAGTAGAGCTACGATCTTTACCTATGGAGTATATAACCGCTATTGCAACTCAGGATCAGAAAGGTGTTATGAATGCACAGATATTTGAGGCAAATTTTTATATTCTTAATGAAGGCAGCTCGGATGCCGCTGCAAAGGAAGCAGTGTGGGCAGAGAATGAAATACTCCACTTTGCACTGAATAACATTTCCTCAACTGTGCATGACCTAAAAGGCAGATATACTTATGGTGTTTGGTCGACGAGTCCAATTGAGTCCCTCAGAGCGAAGCTTCTTTGGAAGCTGGCCTTACTAATCAACGATATTATGCTCAGACAGCACTTAGTCCCCAGGCAGCATCACAAAGTGAATCTCGAAGCCTTCGATCCTCGGTTTTTCCCAGGAGCGACGGTGGAAGAGAGATACGAGAATGCAAGAGCTGCAGCAGCGAGTTATCTTGATGATTATAAATCAACAGTCGCCACACCGCTCAAAGAGGTTGACAAGAGTGTTATCACAGATACAGAAACAGAAATTACCTATCTTGAGCCCAAAAACGTCACTTATGTTTCTCCAAATGAACTAGTTGAACAGATTGACCGAAGTATCTGGGCTGCAATTGGGCCCGTGGAGACAGCAACTACCGGAAGAGGAGCGAGGACTTATGCTAGTGAGTTGGTGGTATCCTCGTTTGCAACAATGTGTGCTACGATAATTAGCGATATCATTAGGATATCTATGATTGAAGTTGCTAAGGAGCACATAAGAAGAAAATATGGTGGACAGTTTGATAAGGATTTAGACAAGATTGATATAAAGATTCAATTTGTGTTGGGAATTGAGAGAGGAGAACAGGTGAGGCAGTTTGCAATAATGACTGCTACAGACGCAGTGACGATCAATGAGGCAAGGGATGTAATAGGACTAGGACCTCTGAGAGAGGAGGATAAAGCAGATATTCTGCGAAGGCAGATCGAGCGAGGTAGAGGTGGGCAGTTTGATCGAACAATTGCTGATATTATCAGTGACTACACCCGGAGGAAAGAGGACGATAACGAACCTGTGACTCCGCAGAGCAGAAGGGATAGGCAGATAACATGAAAGGAATAAGACTACCAAGTCCCCATGGGACGATGGTTGTTGAAGGTAAGAAGAAGCTAATTGTGACAACTGACCCTATACCAGACGACTTTATCGGAGATGAAATTTTTCTCATTGAAGATGATGACGTTATAGGTAAAATTAAAATTAACAAATCCAGAGGACCATTCAATGCTGATGGCATACGTAGAGCCATGAGGGGATCACATCTGATAGATGACGAAGAATGGGATGCAAGAGCACTTGAAGACCCACGGTGGAGAGATAAAGTATATATGCTTCCGATAGCATATGTAGAGCCTGTTAGTGATATTAGTATTGTTGTTGCTAATGAAGGACTGTGGATAGATGAGATAGAGGAAAAGAAACAAGAGATTCTTGACCCTGTGTTGAGAATGAATGATGAGCCTCGTAAGGGAGTGATACAGGCGCACTTCAATGGAGAAGATGTACATCTTGACTTCCGGGTGGAGCATCTCAATGAGATGGATAGGTGGTACCTGGTTGGCTGGACGATAGACGCTGCTAGGAAGGAAGCCTTTATAGATACTGTTGACACTATCGAGGAAGCAAGAGATGTTGGTGCCCATTGGGATGAGTACTTTAGAATAACTAATGAAGCTGAGACATACAAACAGCCCAGAAGTAAACTGTTTGTTGAAGCAGCCGGCCCAGAGTCATATCAATGGATAAACGCAGAAGGAGTTATAACTCCTGGCGAGATTACACCAGTACATTCTGAAAGAGGAGTGATGTATATTGTTGATAGACCGACTGTATATGTTGGTGCACAGAAGGAAAACTTTGTTGAGCTGTTCCTAGAAGGGGAAACTTTTAATGGGCGATGGATTATCCGAAGAATGCCTGCAGATTGGGTGCCTGACGAGATGGCGTTTGAGTTTGCTGACCTCATGTGGAAACCAACCGACCAGATGCCTTATGTTCTCAGTCAGCGAGCTGTGAATAATGGATGGATACCTCCGAGTAAAGCGTCATGTTTACCAGCGAAACTCCGCAGCCAAATACCTCCTGAGTTTCAATACTGGGAAGCAGAAGATATTAGAAAAACCAGAGACTTGCTAGTGGAAGCTATTAAACAAGGAGAAGTCATTCTAGATGATGAAGTGGTTATAGAGGAACCTTCTGAGGAAGCGTTTCCTCCTGCGACTGAGGAAGATCCTGAGGAGGCTCTGAGGAAGAAGTATTTACTAGAAAAGATTGATTTGGTAAAGAATATGCAAAATTACTTCAAGGGGAGAAAAATTGTCAAGAGTAGTTAGAGATTGGAAGTGTTCCTACTACAGCAATGTTGAGGCAACCGAGAGCATTACTCTTGCTGATATAGGAGAGGTATGGGCAGGGACTGAAGGCAGTGTAGTGATATTTATTAGAAATGATGAGCGCGGATTTGTGAGGGACATTGT